CTCGTGGTATATGCGCAGTTTTACCATACATTACAATTTCATCTCCACCAATATGTCCACTAACACCTGCTAAATTTAATTTAGATGGGTTGGCGTAAAGGTCTCTTGTAGCCATTACTATTTCATTTTCAGAAGTTAATCTTATTAAATCTCCTACGTTTTGCTCAAATATACCTCCAACTTCATGTTCATGATTTACTTTAACAGTTGTAAATTTATTTCCTAACACAGTTTCTGTAGAACTTCCAGCGATACTTTGAGCTTTGTCACCTACTAGTTTCATATCATAATTTTTTTCTATATCTTGTAAAAAAGATCCTCGAGTTTCATTTATAATATCACCACCAACTCTTGTTTTAAAATCTCCACCAACGTCTAGATTAAAGTCTCCAGAGACTTTCATAGTTACGTTACCTTTATAAATAAGCTCTGCATCTCCTTCAACAGTAACTTTTTCGTCAGCTGCAATTACTCTTATAGAATTTTTAGTTGAACTTATAATTACACTACCATCAGCTCGCATTTCAATACCAGAACCACTACGGTGTCTAAACATAATTCTTTCTCTACCATAAGTATCATCGTATTCTGTTATATGACCAGATGCAGTTTCAGTAACTTTATTCAAAGGATATTGTGATGCAGGCTCTTCTGCTAAATCCCAATCTATTCCTTTAGAAGCTCCTCCTAAATATACACTTTTAGTATCAGCTCCAGTTGCAATAGTACTTACTGAAGATATTCCTGTATGTTTTAATGATGGATACGCAGAATTGGGATCATTAAATCCATCAACTGGATCTTTTAGTGAATTTAGTTCCCCGGGATCTATGAATAAATTTGCTTGTTCTAATTCTTTTGACATATTTTTTCCTAAGTATTTACAACTTCTGCATTAGACACTGCCCGCGCTGTTCTTTCAACCTGAGAAGGTAAATCTGAAGTAGCTTTTATAGCATCATTAATTGTTTGTGCAAACCCATCTTCGTTTTTAGCTAAATCGATAACACTTTTATCTAATAAATTTTTTGCAGAACCTTCAGGTAAATTAGCTGCTTTAGTAAATTGACCTAGTTTATCTCGAAAAGTACGTGAGGCATCATTTGTATTATTTTTTAAAGCATCTTGAGCTTTTGCTAAATCGTCTTTAAATGCTTTACTCCTTGTTATTTCTGTAATATCTTGATTAACATTATTTATATCTTTGACTTGTGGACCTGCAGTAGATGATTTTGCTAACTTCTTAGGGCGAGTAATACATTGTGCTATTTTACTTGGCATCTCATCATAAGATTGTGGATCATCTATTATAAATTGTCTTTTATACTTAGCATTAACTCTATCTTTAACATTAAAACCAGGACCCTCATAATCGTTATCTATTTCATAATCACTCATAATTTCTCCACCAGGGAAGACTTTAAACCACTGATTTATTAAAATATCAAATGCAGCAAATTGTCTATCATTAACTGGTTTATTTCGCGTTGCTACAAAAGCAACTTTTAATCCACTTAAACTAAACTTTGCATAATCACCATTTCGAGTTTCATCAATTGGTCGACCTCGTTGTATATCTCCATTTCTAAGTAAAACATAGTGTGGTTGTATTCCATATTTTATTGGGTTTTTAGCTATAGTTTGTAAAGCTTTTTCATTTATAGTAAGACCATCTAAGTCTACATTAGTAGTATAAGCTTCATTAGCTAAGTATCTTTCATCAAACTTTTTACTTAGTTCATGAATCTTTGCTGCATTAACTTTTTCTGGAGGACCATCTAAATGAGCAGTCCAACCAACTATTAGTGTTCTTATAGCTTCATTAGATTGTGTTTTACTTCTATTACTATTTGCAAGCTCTAAATATAATTCTTCAGGAGAAGATATAGTTGTAAATATATAGTTAGCTGGAGTATTAAATCCAGCAAATCTTTCATTTGCAGTAGTTATATCAAAAACTGTAGTAGGCTTTATATTATTTGAAGTTGCATCACCTTTTGTTAAATTACCTCTAATATTAGTCTGTGAATTTTTAATTAAGTTTTGAAATGTAGTACTTGAAGTAGTTATATTATTAGTTTTTAAATCTGCTAATACATCGCCAAGACTAGATGGATTTTGTATTACTGATTTTGCTTTACCTACTAAGTGAGCAAAAGCATTTTGCTTAGATCTTCCAATACCACCTAATAAAGAGTTTGGATCTAAATTAGAACCACAATTATTAAGTGCACTTATTTTTTCTTTATATGTTTTTTCAACTATCTTATTAGCTTTAGCTTTTGGTTCATTTTCAGGAGCAAGTGTTGATACTACTGTAATTGGATTCAGAGCTGCTGCCGATACAGATTTTCTTAATGTAACTGGATTAACTCTAGGGAAGAACTTTTCACATATTTTAAGCATAGCTTTTGGATTCATTTGAGTAGTAGCTTTTTTTAGTACACCGTTGTTTACTGTTTTTCCAGCAATTGCACTAACAGCAGTTAATTGAGAAGAAACTTCAGTTAATCCTGTACCAGTATTTGCAGTTGATTTTGCTAGCATAGGTCTATCTGTTAAATTTTTAAATGGTTGAGCAAAGTTTTGCACAGCTTTAAAACCCCCACTTTCAGCAAAATCTTTAGTAACAGAACCTTCAAGATTCATCTTATCAAGTTGTAGACCTTCAACACTAGCAGCCATCTGTCCTCTAAAAGCTGCAATATTATCCATGTTATCTTTTCCATAAAGTTTTTCAGCTTGCTCATCAGTTAACTGTATTTCATATGTTATAATAACATTAAATTGTGCTTTAAAAAAATAAACAGTACTACCTACTACTTTCCAATTACCTGCTTGACGTAACGTGGTATTAAAAGGAGTACTTTCGCTTTCCTTTGAAGTTATACTAATAATATTTGGACTAGTACCAGCATCTTGTGGAAGAGATATTGTTTCATTAGCACGTACACTTTGGTGTTTCACATTATTTTCTACTGCCATTACTGCGTTGCTCCTCTACCTAATTTTCTAAATTGCTCTTCTGCAAATTTGATTCTTTGATCATTTCTATGCATTGGTTTACCATCAGCACCAAGCTTATTTGAAGGTTTCTCAAATTTTTGACTAAAAACTAAAGTAGCTTCTTTAACACTAGTTGCTTTTTTTAATCGCGTTAAACCATAGTTATCTGGTTCTACACTAAGTTCAAACTTAACAAAGTTAACTTGAGCATACAGTGATCTATAATCTAATCCTCTTCTTTGAGAAAACTCTATTAAATTGCCTAATCTATTTCCAGCTTTTGTTGAAGGATTCCATTGTGCTATTCCAAATCCTCTAATTTGCTTACCATCTCTTATAGTTACATCTGTTTGAGATTCTGCAATTATTTTAAGATCTCCATTTTTCGTTCTTCCAGCTTCTTGAAGAAAATTACCAAGCATTCCACAAGTTTGCTCAGGGGTAAATCCACCGCCAGCTGTAGATACAAAAAAGTTAAATACTTTTTCACAATTAGTCATGCCCGGTAGTTCTTCATCTAAATTATTATTTGATGGTTTCTCATGAGTAGCTATAGTTTCAATTCCTATTTGATCAGGAGCACGCGTGCCAGATCTTTTACTAGGCTTATCACTGGTTTCATTTTTTTGAGTTTCTATTTTAGGAATAGACCCTAATATTAAAGGAAGTTGCGAATGTTTTCCATCAAGAAATATTCCAAAGACTTGTGCTCTTATTTTTAATTGAGAATTTGAACCTATACCTGAACTTCCACCTTCTGTTACTGGTATATTAACTTGTGCCCATGGTAAATCGTCGTTAGAAATTAATCTTGTATCTTTAGTATGTAAACCATGAATACGTACTTTTACTCTATCTAATCTTAATGGGTCAGTATTATCTACAATTGTTCCAATAAAATATCTGAAATTATCACCATAAAATTCCATTAAATCTGTACCTCCTCGCCAAAAGATGCAAGTTTACCACATACTAAGACTGTATCAAATCTTTCATATTTAATAACATGTTTAGCTTCGCATATTATATAGTCTCCAGATTTTTTAGTATCTATAACTGGTCTTTGCTCTAATCCTTGAGCTGATGGATCGTTATCTAAAAAAACTATTCTTATAGTTTGTCCTACACTATAGTTAGCATCTCCAGTTAAAAACTCTCTTCCTTTGACGGTTATAGATATAGGAGCTTTACCTAAGAATTGTTGTAAAGCTGCTCCAACTACTTTTTTCTTATGATCTGAAGGATTTATATCATCATTATAACTCTTATAAGATACTCCATTTCCTGTGTAAGCTCCTGTAGAAGCTACTTGTGATATTACTTTTGAATTATATTCTGATAATTTTGTACCTTGAACTTTATAATCTGGAGCATAAATAAATCGAGTATTAGAACCACCTAACATATTATCTTTAGCTAATGGAAAAAAAGCATCATCATCTACTTTAAACTCTACTTTTTTTGTAGTCGCAGTTAAAGTATCGATAAATTGATATTCTGCTCCTACAAGTCCATTTCTTATTAATCTTAGTAAGTTATCACTTTTTTCATATACAAAACTATCTATATTGTAAAATCTTTGCATAGCTTCTGGTGTCATCTGAATACTAGGAGCATAAATGTAAGGCTTATCTATATTAATTGGCGTTTGAGTTAACATAGTTCCTAAATCTTTTAGTATTAAATTATCTAGTGCTAAAGAAGAATAAAAATAATATGGTAAACCTATTGAACTATTTGCTCTATTTTTTAACCACACACAAGCTTCTATTGGATGTAAGTTTGGAATTATTACTTTCATATCATTAATATTTTCATCACTTGATACTGCAGTTTCTTTATTTAAATACTCTTTAGCAATTTTAGAAATAATAGTAGTAGGAGCACCGGTATAAGATCGGCTTATATTTTGTACTGATGATTCATAAGCTGTATATTCTATACAATGAGCCATAACTGCCTCATTTCTTTCATCAGTCTTTGTCACTTTTTTAATATAATCTATTAAGAATTCTTTTTTTATCTGATATCCATCAGTTCTATTTTCACTATGAACCATAGTGATCGTAAGTTTTTCTCCTCCTTGAAAGTCTGTATCTTGAAGAATATTAACTTGATCTAAGAACAAGATTTCAGCTGTAATATATGGCTTACCAATGTGTTCATAAATAGTAATATCTGTTATAATTTTTGCTATATCTATTTCACCAGATTCACCCATTCTATCACTTGATAAAACAGCGGATGTAATTATAACATCAGTCTGATTGCCGGCAATTTCTAATTCCATATTATTCTCTTATAGCTCTTTTATAACTAGATACTAATGTTGGCATAAGTGATGGTTTTATCACTTTAATTGTTCTTAAACTTCTGTTCACGTTAATCTCTGTTTCTTCATTTGTTCTCTCTGTTAATAAAGCTCCAGCTGGTAAGAGATGACCAAATGTTGGTGAAGCTGAACTATCATCTATACTTAAGTCTACTTGTGATCCACTTGAATCTATATAATGTCTTGCTGCTAGATATTCTTTTGAACTTGAAACTGAAGTTACAGTTTCAACAATACCTGAAGCATTTGTAGATTGTAATAATTCTCCAGAACTTGTAAAACTATGATCACCTTCTATAACTATTTGTCCTAAGTTTAAATTTCTTCTTAAAACAACTCCAGTTGCTCCAGAAGTACCACCAGTTACTGTTTGACCAACTTTAAATTTATCCGAGAACGGTTCTCTAACTGTTATGGTAGTGTTAGGATAATTCTTTTTTATATATTCTAGAAGTTCTCCATTTGGTAGTGGCCAACCTTGTAATCTTAAATCATCATTAAGAAGATAAAATGTCCAATGATAAATGGGTGAATTATATAATTGAATCGAAAGTTGATCAGGTCTGAATCCTTCTTGAATTGTATGATAGTTTAGAAATGAAATATCGTCTTTTACTTGATCTATAACATCTGCATATCTAGATATATCTTGAAATACTACAGTATCTTCTTCATTTCCAAACTGATATAATAATGAACCAAAGTCTTGAAAATATAACATTAGAAACCTCTCTTTTCTACGTCTTGTCTATTAAGAGTTTTATATTCAACAAAACTTAATGTTAAGTCTATTTCATTTGGTTGACCATCTCTTCTAAATCCACCACCTGTAGGGTTAACTGTATGACTTACATTTCTTAAATAGCAAAGTTGTAATGCTGGTAATTTAGTATTTTTACTATTTTTATAATTAAAAGTAATTTGAAAAACATTTGGAAACTTAAATCCTAAATCTGCATTTATACCTGTACTTCCTATAGGTAAGTTATAAACGTCAGGATACATTTCAGTTCTAAAATGTTTTATTATTTTTTGTACCATTGCTGCTTCTTGTGCAGATTCTGCAATCATTTTAAATTGAAAAGTAAATTCTCTTAAATTTACGCCTCTAAATAATGCTCTTATATTTGGATTTACTATTACCCTGTTTTGCAAAGTTAAAGCATTTCTAAAACCTTGAGTAAATAGAGAGCCACTTACATCAACAGCTCGAGCTGCGGCAACTCTTGCCACTCCTTCTGACATTTGTTTGTTTGACAAAAATGCATCAAATGTAGAAGTTGCGCCTTCACCTATAGTCTTAAGCACACTACCTAAAAGTCCTGCTCCAGCTTCAGCTGAAGCAGCACCAACTGCGCCTGTAATACCTAAAGATGCGTTTTCATATTGTGCTGCATCATTATAAGCAAAACTAAGAGGAAAGTACATATCAACTATTGGTAAATTTTTTATTGGTTGAAAATTAAATCCTCCTTTCAATATTTCATCTGCAGATTTAAGTATTTTACTATGAAAAACTGCATCTTTATACGCCTTACCTTTTTCGTAATATTTACCAAAATTATCTTTTGCCCATTTATAAAAATAATCTGAAGCCTTTTTTTCATCTACTACGGCTGAGCCAATACCCATTTTTCTGTCTATTTCTGGATTACTACCAGAACCAACTGTAGTTGGGCCTACTGTGGTTTGCCACGTTTCGTCTAAACCTGCTGTAGAATTAACATTCTTTTTAGTGTTATCAACTGGTGTTTCAGCAAGATGAGATTTTTTAGCATTCGCATCATTCTTAGGCTGGAGTGAATACATTCTAAAAGATACTCGAGCTTGATAAGCTGGATTACCAGTCTCCATTGGATAAGAGAATTTTTCACCTTCAGTTCTCATAGCTTGTGAATCAGTTTGTCTTTCTTTAGCTGTTTGATTTCCATTACTAGTAGTTTTATTCTTTACAAACTGCCTTCCAAACTCTATCGATTGAGAACCATCAACATGAGCTGGTAAAACTTCGCCACTAGCATCTCTTTTTAAAGCTGATGTGGGTATACTTGCTAATCCAATATCTGACATTTTAATTCCTTATACATATATTAAAGATTTATTTTTCTATTTATATCAAAAATCATGGCTTATTCAGGTAGATATACAATCAAAAATCACAGCAAGTACAAAGGTGACGTTGCTAATATAGTATATAGGTCTCTTTGGGAGAAGGCTGTTTTCATGTGGTGCGATACTAATCCAAAAGTAAAGTTTTGGAGTTCAGAAGAAGTTGTCGTTCCGTATTACTATGAAGTTGATAAAAAATATCATAGATACTATGTTGATATGAAAATAGTATTAGAAGATAAAACTTTATTAGTAGAAATTAAACCTGAAAAAGAAACAAAACCACCTGAAGGACCAAGAAGAACAAAAAGATATATTGCTGAAGGTTTAACTTATATAAAAAATATGAATAAATGGGAAGCTGCTAATGGATACGCAAAAGATAGAGGATGGGAGTTTCAAGTGTGGACAGAAAAGACATTACAAGAAATGAAGTTAATGCATAAACCAGTTCCTGGGAAACTTAAATCACTTCCTAGAATGCAACCATTTAAGCGTAAAAAACGTAGAAAATAGTTATAAATAGAATCATGAGTAATCTATTTCAAAAACTTGAACTTGAAGCTTTTAGAAAAGGTATTAATCCACGTACGCGCGAGTCGCGCGAGTGGTTTAGAAGAAGAGTTCAAAGACTTACAAGAATTAGTCGTGAAGCATTAATGAGAGAAAGTGAAGTAAATAAGAGAGCAACACATAGTTATGGTGGAATGTTTATGTATTTTTATGACCCAAAGCATAAAGACAAATTACCATATTATGATTCGTTCCCATTAACTATACCTGTAGAACCTGCACCCGGTGGTTTTAGAGGAATTAATCTTCATTATTTACCACCAGTATTAAGAGCTAAATTCTTAGACGCAATATTAAATATTACTAATAATAAAAAATATGATGAATCGACAAAATTTAATTTAACTTTTAGATTATTAAATGGTTCTAGAAATATGAGATACTTTAAACCATGTTTTAAACATTATTTGTTAGAACATGTTAGATCGAGATTTGCTGAAGTCTCTTCTCCAGAATGGGAGATTGCTACTTTTTTACCTATGGCAAGTTGGAAAAAGTCTTCAGCTGGAACAATATATTCAGATTCAAGGAAGATAGCAAATGGCTAATAGCGTAGATGAATTAAAAGCACTGGCGAATACTAAATTAGGTTTTGCACGACCAAATAGATTTCTAGTCACATTACCATCTTTTGGAGGTGGTGGATTGTTTGGAATATTTACTGATGGTGCAAGTCCAAGAGAATTAAATATATTATGTTCACAAGCTTCTTTACCAGCAAAAAGTATTCTTACTACTGAAAGAAGAATTGGTATGGAACAACAAAAGATGGCTTATGGTTATCAAATAGATGATGTATCTTTAACTTTTTATATGATGAATGACTATGGTGTTAAAGAATATTTTGACACATGGAAAAACATAGTTATTAATGAAAATTCTATGGAAAGTTATTATAAAAATGATTATGCAAGAACAATTACTATACATCAATTAAGACAACCATTAATGGGATTTACAAAACAATTAGGTCCTATTAGATTTAGTGGAGGCATTGGTGGAGGAACTGTATATTCAATCGATTTACTAGAAGCCTTCCCTATAAATACTAGTGAAATCCAATTAAATAATGAACTAGATGGATTAGTTCAAATGAATGTGGTATTTGCTTACACTAATTGGAGAAGATCAAGCAATAACAAAGGCTTTATCAATATGGACGTTGATACACCATTTGGTGGAATTGATATTATATAAGGAGTGAAAAATGGCATTGCCAAAATTATCAAATGATAGACCAATTTATGAGATGGTCGTACCTTCTACTAAAGAAGCTGTAAAGTTCAGACCTTTTTTAGTAAAAGAACAAAAGAGCTTATTAGTTGCTTTTGAATCGCAAGATCAAAAACAAATATTAAACTCAATGCTGGTTTGCATAGAATCGTGTGTCCCAGGAGTAGACATTAAGAAGTTAGCAACTTTTGACGTTGATTATATGTTTACACAAGTCAGATCTAAATCTGTAGGTGAGACTTCTAAAGTATTGTCAGCTTGTACTAGTTGTAATGAAGAAAATGAAGTTACAATAAATTTAGCTGATATTGTAGTTGAATCAGATGGATTAAAAACTGAAGTGATAGAGATTAACGATGACATCAGTATTGAAATGAAATATCCAACTTATGAAGACACGTTAAGTTTTACACAGAGTGAAGCTACATCTAGTTCAACTGAAATTCTATTTAATTCAATAGCATCTTGTTTAAACTCTGTTCAAACTAAAGAAGAGAACATCTTAATAAAGCATGAATCTAGAGAAGAAATAGAAACTTTTATAAACTCGCTTACTACAGCGCAACTAGACAAAGTAACTCAGTTTATCAACAAGATACCTACATTAATTCATGAACAAAAATATACGTGCAAGAAGTGCAGTCACGAAAATACGTTATCAATGAAAGGACTACAAGATTTTTTTTAATAAACCTCTCTCATGAAACGTTGGAGAACTATTTCAAAACGAATTTTTTAATGATGCAACATTTCAAATATTCACTTACAGAGTTAGAAGGAATGATGCCGTGGGAGAGAGAGGTATATTTAATGTTACTAAATGAACATTTAGAAGAGAAATCTAGAGAAGAACAGAGGCAAAACATATGACAACATTAGCAGACGTCAACGCTACTTTAGGTGCTCAAAATATTGCGCTTTCAAGTGTAGTTAAAGAGCAAAAAGAAACTAACACTGGAATTAGTGCTTTTCTTGAGCACTTAAAAACTACAGATTCTAGAGATAGAAGAGAAGGTCAAGAAGATAAGCGTGAAGAGACGAAAGCTTCTGTTCTAGGCGGATATGCAAAAGCAGCTGGAAGTGGTTTACTATCTGTTGGTAAGAGAGGTTTAGGCTTTGGAAAGAGCGCATTAGGAAAAATAGGCACGCTAGGTACTGGTTTCTTAGGTGGTTTACTTAGCTCAAAACTCTTAAGGTTTGGTCTTCCTGCTATAGGTTTCTTAATGGGCGATCAAATCGCTGAAATGCTAGCAGGACCTAACGCTAAAAAAGAAGTAAAAGACATGTTAGGAGGCGCGATTAAAGGTGGTGCTCTTGGACTCTTGCTTGGTCCTAGGTTTGCTATTATCGGAAGTCTACTAGGTGCATTAGTTAAAAATGATGAAGTAGATAAACAAGCAGGTAAACTAATAACAACATTAAAAGACATGGGAATTACACTACCATCATTAAGTGAAATATTTAAGAAGATCAGTACTGGCGTTGCAGATGGTCTTAAGGGTATCAATGCTATGTTAAAAGGCAACTTTAGTGTAGATTCTACAATTGATGCGTTAAAACTTTTAGGAGGTGCTGCATTTTTAATATCACCTGCAGGATCTTTATTCTTACTTAGAGGTATGGCAAGATCAAGAGTAGGTAGAATATTAATGGGTTTAGCTGCCATAGGTTATGGAACAGGTCTACTTGGTGGTGATGATAATAAAAATGTAGATACAAGTAATCCTAGTGAAATGAGAAGTAGGGAAATGAACCCTATAAGCACAGCATGGGGCGATGTCAAAGGCTTCTTTACAGGTCTCGACATGATAGACATAGCCTCAATTGTTGGCGGTTTCGCGTTATTAGGTGATTCACTTTGGTCATTAGGAAGAGGCATGTACAAAATGTTCACTAGCTCATTTAGTAAAAAAGCAGTTTCTAAGATAGCTAGTTCGATGGGAAATCTTATCAAGAATGCTGCAAGTGTTGGTTCTGGTTTTCTAAAAGGTTTATTAAATGCAGGAAGATTTGCTATGTCCTATGTTGGAGGCTTACCTGTACTTCTACCATTAGCTGCAATGGGTGGTTTACTATATGTATTGAATAATAAAGAAGGTAAAGAAAAAGGTGAAGTAGCTCACAGGTCTACTAAAGCTTCAGCAACAATGACAGCAAAAACTAAAGAATTTTATACTGGTACAACAGCTTTTCAAGAAGACTTTTCAACAGATTTAGCAGGAAATTTAAATTACGTAGGCACTAGTAAAGCTTTTAGAAAAGTTTTAGATGATGATAAGTTTAGTGGTAATAAATTGTCTGAGTATTTTCAAAGGGATAGAAGAACGAGCCCCGGTGCTATGGGCGGAGTAGTGGTAGATACCAGTAATTCAAATAACGTTATTACAAACCAGACCTCCGCGGCACTAT